CGTTCGAGCACCGATGCGCTCTTTGCCGCCAGCGCTTCGACTTCCTCGGCGGCGGTGAACAGCAGGCGGCCGGTGTCATCGACCAGCGTTGCAGCAACGAGCTTGGCACGCATGTTGGTGAGATCGGCCACGCGCTGCCCATCCTTGAACACCACCATGCTCGCCTCGTAGGCATCGCGGGCCGCGCCGGTCATGGTGCGGATGATGACGTCGCCACCCCATTCGGGGACCGGCACGGTTTGGTTCGGCAGGTCGCTGGCGCCGAGGATTTGGTCTTTGCTGAGAGCCATGTGAAACCCCTATCGGTTAGGCGTAGGTGACGGGACCGGTGATGATGATGTTCACCTGGGCGCTGACGAGCTTGTCGACGGCGCCATCCCACGGGAAGGTTTCGACAAAGCCGGTCCACGTGGCGGTGTGGGTGTTGGGCAGCGTGAGCTTGAATTGCGCCAAGGTCGCATTGACCTTGTAGTTTTGCAGCGCGAGTTGGCCGGCGTCGCTGTTGTCCACGTCCACATCGAACGTGAATTGACCCGGATCGAACAGGCCCGCGCGGTATTCCTTCGCCACGCTGGCGAGGTTGGTGGCGTCGAGCTTGGCAATCTTGCCGTCGAAGCCCTTGATGGTCTTGAAGTTGCCGATGTTCACCCAGGCAACCGGCATTGCCGTGCCGCCTGAGGTATAGGCAGTGCTGCCCGTGGTGTCGTAGTCGACCGCAAAAGTGCTCGTGGTCTTGTTCTTCACCACAAACGTGAGGCCGTTCAGGACGGTCGTGCCGACGATGCCGGCGAGCGTCACCACGTCGCCGTTATTGAAGCCGTGCGCGGTCGCCGTGATGATGGTCGGGTTCCCGAGTGCGATGCCGCTGATGCTCTTGGCAGTGCCGTTGCCGCTCGAAACTTGCAGAGTCGAGCCTTGGGCCGAAATTGCGGTCGAGGTCATGTCAGACGCTCCATGAAAAAAGCCCGCTTTCGCGGGCTGTCGTGGTCAAGGGTCGGGCGGTCAGTAGTGCCAAACTGAGAAGTCGAGGATGAAGCGAAAGCGCCGCACGTCGGTCACGTACTCGTCGTGTTCAAGAATCAGGACGTTTTGCACAGTCCACGCGGCCATCGCGGCCTTGATGGCGGTGCACGTGGTGATGCCCGACGCATAGGTGATGTCCCACACATCGATCTGAAATCGCGTGTTGAAGATGGGCGGCTGGCCGTTGCCTGCTAGGGTGTTTTCGATGGCGCTGGCAATGCGCTGATACACGGCATAGGGCGGCGTGACGTTCTGTTCGGCGATCAGCGGATAGATGCCGCCCGGCACGACCGGCTCAAGCTGCGAGACCAGTTGTTCCTGAATCGTCGGCATTGGTGCTCGCCTTCAAGCCCGCGACGGCCTGTTGCAAGTTCCTGCGCTCTTTCGCCAAGCGCTTCTTGAGGTAGCGCTCCATCGCGTCGACCGCTTCGCGCTTCTTCGCTTCAAATGCCGGGCGCATGAAGGGCTTCGCCGGCACAAATACTCCGCCCGGCCTGCGCGCGCGATTGCGGCGCGCCCGCAAGATGAGGTTGTCAGGCGCTGCCGGCACGTACCAGTGCCCAAACTCCACCCAGGCGGCGTAATACGCGTCGTGGTTCATGACTTGCGAGCCGCCGCCGTGCGCGCGCACCTTTGCATGCCGCTCGCGTCTGCCACTGCGCACGCCGACAATGAATACCTGTTTGGTGTCGTCCGATTGATTCGGTACGTGTGCCGAGAAAATCGAACGCTTGATGAGGCCGGGGTCCACTCGCTGATCGGGAGCGCCCGGCGGCGCATAGACCGGTGCGCGCGTGACCGCCTCTTTGCGGATGACTTCGGCGCCGGCACGCACCGCGCCGCGCAGCACGTTGCGCGCGAGCGCTACGGCCAAGTCGTTCAGCGCCGCATTCAGGTCAGCGAGGCCCTTGACGTTCAGCACCTCGTCAACCATTGGTCATGCCCTCCGCCGCCATCAATTCGACGATCTGATTGCCCTCGTCAATGTTCAACGCGGCCTGGATGATAAAAATGCGCCCGTTATAGGTCGCACGGTACGCGGCCACGACGCGCGGGTCGGCAAAGATCGCGTCATAGCGCACGGTGATGCGATGCGACACGTCGGTCATGACCGACTGCGCCGCCGCACGCTCGCTGCCGTTCAGCGCTTCAATGAGCGCATAGACTGGCTTGACGGTATTCCACGTCTCCTGCTGCTGGCCGAAGCTGTCCTGCGTCGTGACACGTTGCTCAATCGTGATGAGGCGAGTGAGGAGCCCGCTGCGAATGCGCGCCGTCATGGCAGCGACATCCTGTACGGGTCCAGCAAGCCATTGATGAAGGGCAGTTCTTCGACCTTGCCGCGATTCAAGATGGCCACTTCCTCGCGGTTCTCGTACAGCGAGCCGGTGCGAATCAAGATCCAGTTGCAGATGCCTTCGGGCACCGGCTCGGGTCCGCCGTAGATGTAGCTCGTGCCGGAACCAGCATCGGCGAGCGTGACCGCTTGGCCCGCGCTATCGAGCAACGTGTACGCGCCGCCGGAAGCGGTGGCGACCGTGTAAGGCACGTTAGGCAACAGCGGCGCCGGCAGCTTGCCGCCCGAGTTGGTGAACCAGACACTGTCGCCCGGCTTCCAGGCCACGGGGCCGCGTACCTGAATCTGCGTGCCAGGCAAGGCGCCGCTGACCGCACACACGGACATGTAGCCCGCGTCATAGGTGATGGTGACGGCTCCGATCTGCGGCAGCGGGATCGGCCAGATCTTGCCGAAGCCTGGTGTCACGATGGCCGGCATCAGGGCGGCATTGACGACGTAATCGGCAGGATTCATGGTTTGCCAGGTGCCATCTATGCCGAGATAGTCGATCGACACGACCTCGACCACGGGACAATGCGGCAGCACAATCGCGAAGCCTGGGTAGTTCACGACGTGGGCAAACGGCAGCGGCGTGCCGACACCGGCCATTGGGAACCGGTCGAGCACAAGCCGGTAACGCGCGTGCAGAAACTGCTGGCGCGTAAGCGTCTCGGCAGCCGCACGGGCCGCCGTGAGCATCGACGCGATGAGCGTATCCTGCGCATCGTCGGTCACGCGCAGGTGCAGCTTCGCGACGGCCAGGTCGATCGGCTCGCCCACTGGCCGCTGCAGCAGGATCTCGGGCATCAGCGACCACTGTCAGATGATCTGGACAACCGTCGCGTCGCCGAGGTTGACGGGAATAAGCGCCGATGCATCCACCGGCGGATCGAAGCGCGCGCCGACGCCAAACAGGTACGCGGCAACATACGATGCGGCGGTGCCAAGCGTGACCGATAGCTGGACGAACGCGTAGCCGTTGTTGGTATCGACGTCGCCGTTGCGGAAATTGATCAGCGCCTGAACGTTCGCGCCACTGGCAGCCGAGATCGTGGCGATCGCCTTACCCGGCAGATCCTTCGCGCCGGTGCCAGCCGCATCCTGTGCCTGACGGATCTTGGCGTCGAGCGTGCCGTTCGCGCCCATCGCCCCGGTGCCGATCAGCGCCAGAAAGGTATGGAAGTTCTGCACCGGCACCCACGCGGTGGTAACGGTGCCGGCGGCCTGGTTGGCGGGGTCGATCGAGGTGAGCAGCGCTTCGAAGTCGGTGGGTTTCAGACTGGGCAGCATATTGAGATCCTCCGGAAATTAGCGGGCCGCGAGCTGGATGAACGGCGACAGGTTGTTCGTCCCGTTCGCCGGCTTGATCGGATTGACGATGGTCGGCTGGCCATCGAGGCGGAACACGGTGCGGAACGCCATCGCATCCGCGTCGAAGTACAGGTGCATCGACGTCGCGGTCTCGATACCGGACGCCTTCTTGATGGTGCGGTAGTACGACAGGTCGAGCAGGATCACGTCGCCTTGCGACGAGAAGCTCTTCGCGTGCTGCGAGACGAACACCGGACGGCCCAGCAGCATCCCGTAGGGCGACTCCTGTGCGCCGGCGGAGATCGGCAGATAGATCGGATAGTTGCCGAGCGTCAGCGTAAAGAGTGCCGGCAGCACGTCGTTGTTGACGAGCCAGATCGCACGGCCGAACGAACCTGGCGGCAGGCGGGCGATCATCTTGGAGAGGTTCGAGATGGTCAGCGTCTGCGTGGCCTGGCCCGAATCCTTGGCGACCACGATCGCGGCGTTGCCCTGCAGCGCGCCGATGGGCATACCGTTGCCGGCGCCGAACAGCAGCGAGTCGTTGGTCTTCCAGCGGATCGAGTCGCCGATCTTGCGGTTCAGGTACTGGCCAAGCGCCGGGCCATCGGCGATCAGTTCGTCGGTGAGCGGCACCAGCGCCATCATCTTGTGCAGGAATTGGGTCGTGGCCGACAGCTTGGGCTTCGTCGCTGTGCCGGTGTTGGCTTCGGCTTGCCAGTAGGCGCGAATCCCATCGGTGCCCCAAGGCGTGGTCTCGTCCTTGGGGAACACCATCGAGTTGCCCTCGATGTCGTAGTCGTCGGTGTACGGCAGCAGAGCGTCCTCGCCGAGCGAGAGCGTGAAGATGTCGCGCGAGAATTCCGGCGGGATCAGGAAGCCGCCGTCCGGGCCCGAGCCTTCGCCGCCGTAGGTGGCTGGTGCGACCGCACCAATACCACCATAGCGCAGGCGCTCATCGGCACGCATCGGGTTGACGGTCGCCATGTGGACCGAGCGGGCGAACTCGCCCAGCGACCGGAAGCCGCGCTTCGGATCGTGCTCGATGTTCTCCGACACGCTGATGCGTGCGTTCTCCGGGACCGGCACGCCAGCGCTGCGTTCGGCCTCAATCAGCGCTTCCTCGCGCTCGATCTGGCGTTGTGCTGCCTGGATCGAGGCCATCAGCGTGTCGTACTGCGCGGTCTCGGCATCGTCCAGGTCGCGGTTCTCCGCGTGCGCGGACTCGACCAGTTTGCGTGCGTCGGCGACCAGCGCCGCCTTGCGTTGCTGCAGGGTGCGGAGGGTTTTGCTCATGTCGGGCTCCAGAAATGAAGAAACCCGCTCGTGGCGGGTTCAAGGTTGACTGCAAGGGCAAGAATGGTCTGGCTGAGATCGCAGGCCTCGCTGCTATGCTGCGAAATCAAGTGGGTGGCGTGATCGCCGTCCGGCCCCTAAAACGTCCACGCGAGGGCACATGTCATGAAGTCTCGTAGCATCCGCTCGCATTTGAAGCCGTATTCGATATTCCATGAGCGGCGAACCACCGTCGCACATGCGTTCGCCTCGGCACTTGCACCGTCGGATCCGTATGTCGAATCCGAAGTCATCGAAGCGTTAACAG